CGACTTTTCTAATCGTAGGTGACAAGTTATAATATTTTAAATTACCATATTGTTTGTCCATTTTTTTTCTAACTGCGTCAAATAAATAACTATCGTGCCATTCGTTCTCTGATAGTAAGTTCATTTTTGTATACATCTCTCTAAATTTCATTGCGAATATTTTTGTTTCAAATTTTCTTAGATTATAACCTACAAAACCACACTCACTGTAGTAAGTCGGTCTGTGTATGTGTGATATATGATAATCATTAGGTAAAAACTTTTCAACTACTTCTTTTGCATTGATAGTTTTCTTGAATATCATATCAGCATCAACCCAAAAAACGTAATTATAATCGTGGTCTCCACTTAGCATTAAGTCAGTCTTTGCGAAGACCTTATAGCAAAATCTAATACCATCTTTTTTGTAATTTGTGCCGTGAATTATTTTGTCGGGTTGGTCGGGTAAGACACTGTCAACATTATAACCACCCATTTTTGCTTTAAATCTTCTCAGTTCATTTCCTAATTTACCAGAGTATAAATTTTTATAGTAAACATTACTTCTTATTGGAAAATCTTCGGGTGTCCACCCTTCGTGATAGATGTATAAATCAAAAGGCCAATTATAAGTTTTTAAAAACCTATGAGCATAATAATTATATAATTTTTCATTAAAACTAGTTACAATACCAATCTTCATTTCCTGTCCTCATTATGTAATATGAATCAACAATGTCAGTTACAGGATTTGATAATTTATTCATACCTAATTGAGATACTAAATCTTCTCCACCGTCTTTCATAAATTGTTCATACATTAATTCTTTGTTTGCGTTCCCTTTTTTTGTTGCTCTTTTCTTAACTACACTAGGAACGATAGTAGAATAGTTAGAATTTTTATTAAGCATTAGTTTGTGTTTTAAAATACCACAGTTCTCTGCTATTTGAAATAGACCTTGACCTTTTGACCCAAATGAATAACCCTCTATAAAAACCATAGTATCACTCTTAATAAAACTTAATACCCATTCAGAGATTAAATCAAATCTTTGAATGTTGTCACTATAGTATTTAGGGTATTCGTGACCATACACTCCAGAGGCAACTTCACCTTGATACTTTTTCTTCGCAGTAAGAAAATGAAATGTGCAATCTTTAATAGGTATTCCTATTTCATTTGTTTCTGATATGCATAAAGCAGGACTATTTAATGAGTAATCAATCCCAATTATCTTCTTCATCTAAATCTTCCTCAGTTAGTGGTATATCTTCTTCATCAAATTCGTGACCACAAAAAGGGCATATTATAGGAAGAATATCTTTAGTTTCATCCCAACCTATTTGCATATCAGTGTTACAATTATAGCATTTATGTTTTTTTATCATAGTTTAAATTGTTTAAACTGGTCTTTCTTCACGTCTTGCTTTATACCACCTATGACGTATGACTCAATTTCTGTTTCTTGTGGTGCATTTTGTAAACCTCTACTACTTAACCAATGTGTTATCCAAGGTAGTGGGTTTGACTTTTGTTCGTATTTCGGAGTTAGACGTATCGCCTTCATTCTTCGGTTTGCCATATGTTCTACAAATTGGTGTAACAGTTTTTCTGATAATCCAATCATACTTCCTTGCGAAAATAGATATGTTGCCCATCTTTTCTCCTCTTGCACTGCGTCATCAAACATTTGATACACTTGTTGTTCTGTATCTTTTATTACTTTATTCATTATTTTGTCATCTTCTCTTTCTCTATAATTGTTAATTATATTCTGTGACATTGCAAAGTGTTGACTCTCATCTCTTGCTATAAATGATATTATCTTTGCTGAACCCTCTAACTTTTTAAGCTCTCCAAATGCAAATGAACAAGCAAACGATACATAAAATCTTAAACCTTCAAGTATGTTAACAGTAACTAATGCTAACCATAATCTCTTCTTTAACTCATACATATCAACTTTATCAGGTGCTACTGACCATTGATAACCCATTTGTATCAAATCATCATACGTTTGAGTAACAGATTTTGCTCTACGTTCTATCTTCTCATCTTCTATGATAGTATCAAACACATCACTAGGGTTTGGATATAAGTTCTTTATAATGTATGTATAACTTCTAGAATGTATAGTTTCCATAAAATCCCAAGTTACAATACAACCTTCTATTTCAGGTAGTGATACAAATGGTAAAAATGCTAAACAAGGACCTCTACCTTGCACACTATCTAACATAGTTTGATATTTTAAATTAGATGTAAAGATAAACTTCTGTTCATCTCTTAACTCAAGAAAATCATTTCTATCTTTTTGTAAAGATACTTCCTCTGGTCTCCAAAAATAACCTAACTGCGTCTGATTTAATTTATCAAATATAGGATATTTAAAAGTATCATACCTCTGAACTGCTAAATCTTCACCAAAAAACATTGGTTGTTTAGTAGCATCTAAACCTTTATTTTTATTAAATACACTTTTACTCATTTTTTATGTCCTTTAATTCATAGTGCCAATCATCTGTATCACCAGCAGTCCATTTATGTGTACCCTCTACCTCATATTCTACAGTAGAAACTTTAAAATCAGGAAACTTTAACTTACTAGGTGATAAAGATTTATCATAAAATATAACTCTGTTATTGGGTTGGGCTGCAATATGTCCGTTTTCTAATGCAATAATATTAAATGATTTATGCTGACTAGGTGTTTCTGAAAAAGAAACATCTCTTTCTAATGCTGATGAGGCACAACTGTCAATAGTCCACCAATAATGACCCTTGTACCATTTCTTTTCAGGTGACATATACTTACACATACTACCACCTAATAATACTTTTTGAACTAACGTAATATCATAACTAAAACAATCCCACAATTGTAGTTCTGTTAAGGGCATATTACCCTCATAATCTTTTTTCCAAACAAATGCTGATATAGGTAATTTATCAAACAATGCACCATACTCTGGTAAAAATGTTTCAAAATATAACGCTCTACCCATAATTGATTTGGCAGTGACCCAAATGCCAGGTGTTAATTCACCGTGACCTTTTTCTAAGTCATACAAATATTCTTTCTTTACAAAAACCTCTTCGTGAGGTGTGTTTATTGCTAAATGTGCCATTAAGTCCTCTCGTAAATAACGGTTGATAGTAATGGAGTTTCGTCAACAAAACAATCTAATTTTTTCTCAACATAATTTCTATTGAAAAATGAATTAAATACGTTGCACTTTTTATCATTATATTCGATAGATAGTTCATCATCATACCTGTATAGTTCATCAAAATTAGGTGAGTATGTTTTAAACTGTTGCTCATCTAATAGATATTGTGTATGCTCTTTATTTTCTATATCTGCAAAAGTATGTATCATAAGTCCGTCTTTGTTTAAATGTTCTTTGTGTCTGTTAAACACATCTTGAAATTCCATAAATGATGTATGTGTAAATACTGAATATGAAAATATTACATCATATGTGTCCTTTAGACACCAAGTACAATATTTGTTACCATTATGATTGTAACCATTATTGTATTTGTCATAATGAATTGTTTTTGCTCTAGGAAAAGTATCTTTTAGAACTTTTAAACTCTTACTACTCACATCAACACCTGTATATTTTTCTTGTTTTATTTCTCCTTCAGAAAAAAATAATAAACCTCCTGTTTTACAACCCCAATCTAATATTTTCTTATCTTTTAAAGATACTATATTATCCAAAAACTGATATAGATTAGGTTTATGTTCATACAACTCTGTATTATATTGCACAACTTTCACACTCTTCCTCATCTTCTTGTTTCAATTCTGGTACTTCATCTTTAAAACCTATCGGGTGTGCTGGTTCATCTTCATCTTTCTTACTATCATATGTATTCTGATAATAAGAAGTCTTCCAACCTAACTTATATGTTGTCAACAAGTCTTGTGCCATAACTGAAACGGGAACTTGACCATCTTCAAAATGTTCTGGGTTATAAGACCAGTTGCCACTAATTGCTTGGTCGAAATATTTTTGCATAACAGAAACTACATTTATATAACCACCCATATTTTTCATATCCCATAATAAAGTATAATAATTTTTAAGTTTATGATAATCAGGTACAACTTGTTTTAAAGGACCTTTCTTTGATTTTTTAACACTTAAAAAATCTCTAGGTGGTTCAATACCATTTGTTGCATTACTTACAACACTAGATGATTCAGATGGCATCTGTGCTGATAAAGTGCTATGTCTTAAACCATTTTCTTTTATATCTTTTCTTAGTTTTTCCCAATCACAAGATAAACTTCTGTCAATTAATTCATCAACATCTTTTTTATATGTATCTATAGGTAAAACACCGTCAGCATATTTTGTTCTATCAAAGTAATCACACTTACCTTTTTCTTTTGCTAAATTATTACTTGCTTTTAATAAGTAATATTGAAAATGTTCTGTAAGTTCATCTACTTTATTCCAAGCATCTTTATCTTCAAAAGAAACTCTATTCTTTGCTAGATAATGAGCAAGACCTATGTAACCTATACCTAAACTTCTTCTTGCTTTAGTTGATATCTCTGCAGCTTTAACAGGATATTTTTGATGGTCTATTATCTCATCTAAACCTCTTACTGCTAAATCACATAAATCTTCTAACTCACTTACTTCGTTTAATTGACCTACATTTATAGCACTTAAAATACATAATGCTATTTCACCTTTACCATCTATGTGTTGTATAGGGTCAGTAGGTAATGTAATCTCTTGACACAAGTTAGACATTGTAACTCTATCTTTAAAACTAGAATGATTATTACAATGGTCAATATTCATAATATAGATACGACCTGTTTCTGCTCTTTCTTTTAGTATGTCAAAAAATAATTGTTGAGCATTGACTTTCTTTTTCTTAACGTGTCTTCTTTCTGCTTTCTCATACAGAATATCGAACTCATCAGTTCCCCAAGCATCATATAATTCAGGAACTTCGTGTGGTGAAAATAAAGTTATCTCTTCATCATTAATAAATCTTTCGTAAAATAATTTTGATAATTGTATTGAGTAGTCTAACTTTCTAACTCTATTGTCGTCAGACCCTTTGTTGTTTTTTAGTACAATAATATCTTCTATCTCTAGATGCCAAATAGGAAAATGAACAGTTGCACTACCACCTCTTACACCATTTTGTGTGCAACACTTAACTGTTGATTCAAACTTTTTTAGAAATGGTATAACACCTGTGTGCTGAACTTCACCACCTCTAATTCTAGAATTGATTGCTCTTATTCTACCTGCGTTGATACCAATTCCTGCCCTTTGAGCAACATACCTACCAATACCCATATCACTAGAAAAAATACTATCGAGAGTATCATCAACGTCAACCAGAACACAACTAGCATACTGACGCAAAGGAGTTCGAACACCCGCCATAACGGGAGTAGGAATATTGATTTTAAATTTACTAATAGCATCATAATACCTTTTTACATAACTCATTCTAGTTGCACTAGGATAATTTGCAAACACTGTTGCAGAAATCATCATATACATAAACTGTGGTGTTTCAAAAACTTCACCTGTACTTCTGTCTTGCACCAAATATTTATCAATGACTTGTCTTAATCCTGCGTAAGTAAAATTATAATCTCTTTTATGGTCTAACCAAGATTGCATCAGATTAAATTCATCTTCACTGTAATTATCTAATATTTCTTTATCATATAAACCATTGTCTATACACTTTTGAACGTGAGTATAGAAATGTGGGTGGTCCCAAAGTCTGTTGAAAACTTGCTTTCTCAAACTATAAAGTAGTAAACGAGCTGCAACATATTGATAGTTTGGTTTTTCTAATGATATTAAATCAGCGGCAGATTTAACAAGTATCTGTTGTATTTCATCTGTGGTTATACCGTCAAAAAAT